CGACTGTTAACTTGGTTGGAAGTGCAGTTACAGCAACAGGAACAGCTGTGGTGGGTGGTAATGGAATGATTGGATTTATTTCATTAATAAATGATGGTTCTGGATATAGAACTGCACCATCAGTTGAGATATCACCCCCACAATCTGGAGAAAGAGCAAAAGCTGTTGCTATCACAACATCATCAGGTGGAGTTAAGTCGTTAAAGGAAATAAGATTATTAGATCCTGGTTCAGGATATGATTCAAATAATCCACCATTAATTATTTTAAAAGGTGGTGGTGGTGCTGGTGCAGCAGTTACATTTGGAATTGTCAATAGTGGTATTTCAACAATTACCATGACTAATAGTGGAACAGGATATGCATCACCACCAACAATTACATTTACTGGATCAACTGGTGCTGGTGGAACAACTACGGTTGCGACAGCTGTCATTGATGATAGTGGTTCAATAGATAGAGTTGATTTCAACAATGTTGGATCAGAATACACGGTTGCTCCAACAATAGAATTTTCTGGTATTTCTACAACTGGAATTGGAACATATATCTACAATGAAATTGTTACTGGTTCATTATCAGGAACAACGGCAAGAGTTAAAAACTTTAAGATACGAGATGATATAAGATCTATAAATCCTCCAGTTGAACTGCAAGTATCTCTAAATAGTGGAAGATTTAGTGCTGGAGAGGTATTAGTGGGATCTATCTCCTCTGCTAGATATGTTGTAGAATCTTACAATGACAACAGTTTTAATGATCCTTTTGATTCAAATGAAGAAATAGAAACTGAATCAGATTCTCTGCTTGATTTTACTGAGAACAACCCATTTGGAGATTATTGATGTTAGGTACTTATTATTATCACGAAATTATTCGAAAAACTATTATTGGTTTTGGAACTTTATTTAATGATATTTTTATTAAACATGAAAATGTTGATAATTCCACTTTAGATGAAACAAAGGTTGGTCTTGCGTATGGTCCACAACAGAAATTTTTTGCAAAAATTAGGGAACAGGCAAATTTAACAAAAGCAGTTGCTATAACATTACCTAGAATGTCATTTGAAATGACATCAATACAATATGATGCATCTCGTAAATCTGGTGTTACTCAGACATTTAAAGCATCAGATGGAACAAATTTAAAAAAAGTTTTTATGCCAGTTCCTTACAATATTGGATTTGAACTTAGTATATTTTCTAAATTAAATGATGATGCTCTACAAATCATCGAACAAATATTACCTTTTTTCCAACCATCTTTTAATATTACAGTTAACTTAGTGAGTTCAATTGGAGAGAAGAGGGATGTTCCAATTGTTTTAGATAATATATCATTTAGAGATGAATATGAAGGAGATTTTACAACAAGAACAGCACTAATATACACTCTTCAGTTCACAGCAAAGACATATTTATTTGGTCCTGTTGCAGATACAAGTGATGGACTAATCAAGAAAGTTCAAGTCGATTATGCATCAGATACAGCAGCATCAGCAAGAAGACAGATGCGTTATGTTGCCACACCAAAAGCACTTAAAGATTATAACGATGATCAAACTACAACAATTACAGAAGATTTAACAACCACTGAAACCAGAATAAATGTAACAGCTTCTGCTTTACTTAGTGTTAATGATCGAATTGTAATTGATAGTGAGATTATGAAGATAACACAGATAGTCGATTCTACCACCATCATAGTTAAGAGAGGATTTGATAGTTCTATTCCTGCACAACACACATCATCTACCTTTATAAATGTATTGACAACTGCTGATGATGCTGCGATTGTTCCAGGTGACGATTTTGGATTTAATGAATTTGAATCATTCTTCGATGATGGTAAATCCTACAGTCCGACAAAACAAACTGATTTATAATGAAAACCATGTCAAGTTACGATCCTATTGATGAAGCATTGAATACTCATACTGAGGTAGAGACAATCATACCTTCAAAGAAAGATATTAAAATAGAAAAGAAAGAAAAACAATCTGAAGATATAGAAAAGGATTATGAATACACTCGTGCTAACTTGTATTCTTTAATTGAAAAAGGACAAGAATCACTTAATGGTATATTGGAACTGGCAGGAGAGAGTGCAAGTCCGAGAGCGTATGAGGTTGCTGGACAGATAATTAAGTCAGTAGCAGATACGACAGATAAACTATTAGATCTACAGAAAAAGGTAAAAGAGGTAGATGAGGACAAGAAACAAACAACAAATACGGTTACCAATAATGCTTTATTTGTGGGATCAACATCAGATCTCTCAAAGATGATAAAACAACAGTTTCTAAATAATAAAGACAAGACCAATTAAATCGTGGATTTAGCACAAAGAAAACAACAACTTCGTCAGAGGCAAATAGATTCTGTTAAAAAATTTAGACAGTCAAATATGTCTGTTTCTGCTGCTACTCAAAAAAGAAAAGAGAGAGAAGAAATGAAAAGAGAAGTTAGGAAAGAGATTGAAAATGAAACTCAAAACGAATCAATCAATATTGAAAATTCTGATGGAGGTTTATACGCTAAAGTTTTTGATATTCTAGGACCAGCACATATGAGACCTGTTGTATCAAATGGTGTATGGAAAGGGACTGAGCAGATATCTGAAATGAGTAATCAAGAAGAACCTCAGAAAGAAGATCCAGCAATAAGAGCAAAACAAAAGAGAGCAGATCAAATTAAAAAACAGGTATTACTTAAAAAATTACAGGCAGTGAGATCTGGTGGTGGAGAAAATATTATGGCATCTTATGAACCATCAAACTGGAGAGCAGATAAAAATATGAGAATTAATAAATTGATGAATAGGTAATCGTCATGTCTGATAATGTATATCTTGGCAATCCTAATTTAAAAAAAGCAAATACATCTATTGAATTTACTCAGGAAAATGTTCTTGAATTTGTTAGGTGTAAGGAAGATCCCATATATTTTACAAGAAAATATATTAAGATAGTATCTCTTGATGAGGGACTGGTTCCCTTTGATATGTACGATTTTCAGGAAAAATTGATAAGAAGATTTCATGAGAATAGATTTAATATATGCAAAATGCCTCGACAGACAGGTAAATCTACAACCTGTATATCATACCTTTTACATTATGCAGTATTTAATGACAATGTTAATATCGCAGTTCTAGCAAACAAGGCATCCACTGCCCGTGATTTATTAGGCAGACTTCAACTTGCTTATGAAAACTTGCCAACTTGGATGCAACAGGGTATAATATCTTGGAATAAAGGTAGTTTAGAACTTGAAAATGGATCGAAAATTTCAGCAAACTCTACATCTTCATCTGCTGTCCGAGGCGGTTCCTATAATGTCATCTTTCTCGACGAGTTCGCTTTCATCCCGAATCACATTGCTGACGACTTCTTTGCCTCTGTTTATCCTACTATTACGTCTGGACAAAGCACTAAGGTAATTATTGTTTCTACCCCTCGTGGTATGAATCATTTTTATCGAATGTGGCATGATGCAGAAAGAAGTAAAAATGAATATATTCCAACTGATGTTCACTGGAGTGAGGTTCCTGGTAGAGATCAAATATGGAAAGAACAGACAATAGCAAACACATCCGAAGAACAATTCAAAATTGAATTTGAATGTGAATTTCTAGGATCAGTCAATACATTGATCAGTTCAACAAAACTTAAAAATCTTGTATATGAAGAACCAATAAAGAAAAATGCTGGTCTTGATGTTTATGAAGATCCAGTCAAAGATCATAATTATTTGATCACAGTTGATGTTGCTCGTGGTCTAGGAAATGATTATTCGGCATTCATAGTTTTTGATATTACAGAGTTTCCTTATAAAACCGTTGCAAAGTATCGAAACAATGAAATTAAACCAATGTTATTTCCCAACATTATATTTGATGTGGCTAAGGGTTATAATCAAGCATTTTTATTAGTAGAAGTTAATGATATTGGAGATCAAGTTGCAAGTATTTTACAATATGATTTAGAATATGAAAATTTACTCATGGCATCTATGAGAGGTCGAAATGGTCAGGTTGTTGGTCAAGGATTCTCAGGTAAAAAATCTCAATTAGGAGTTCGAACAACTGCAGCAGTTAAAAAATTAGGATGCTCTAATTTAAAAACTCTACTAGAGGATGATAAAATATTAGTCAATGATTACGATATCATTTCAGAATTAACAACATTTTCGCAAAGATCTAATTCATTTGAGGCAGAGGAGGGATGTAACGATGATTTAGCAATGTGTCTTGTTCTATTTTCTTGGTTAGTTGCACAAGATTATTTTAAGGAAATGACAGATAATGATGTAAGAAAAAGAATATATGAAGAACAAAAAAATCAGATAGAGCAAGACATGGCACCGTTTGGATTCATTGCTGATGGACTCGATGATACAGTTTTTGTTGACAATGAGGGTGATCGATGGTATGCTGATGAATATGGGGATCGATCATATATGTGGGATTATAGGTAACAACTATTAATCTTAAGCAAATATTAAATGATTAAATATTTTTGTGAGGCATGATGGATTGGGATAAGGAAAGTAAACTAGAAAATGTTGAAAACATGATTACTGTATATGAAGAACATATTAAATCTCTTGAAAAGGAGAATAAAAGTTTAAAAATGCAAGTTAACTTCTTAAAAGAACAACTAGCATACAAAACTTTTGGAAAACCCAACTATGAGGAGGAGGATTCATGAGTGGAGACATAGGATTACAAGATGACAATATCATTTTTTATAGTAAAAAAATGACTCAAGCAAAGTTGGTTCTCTTAGCACATAAGGGTATTAAATTAAATTGGAAAGAATATGACTATCACACTTCACCAAGTAAACGAATCATTGAATGATATTAGACCATACATCGAATCTGATGGTGGACATTTAGAACTTGTAGAAGTAGATTTTGATTTAGATGAAGATATTAGATTATATTATGGTGTTAGAGAGGGTGAAAAAGCAGCAATTGCCAAAGTAAGATTGAGTGGTGCGTGTGAATCATGTGCAATGAGTGCTCAAACTCTAAGAATGGGAATTGAAAGACATCTGACACAAACTTTTCCAGAAATAGTTGGAGTGGTACAAGTTTTATGAAATCTGTTATACTTATTGCTTGTTTTTTACCTTTGGTAATAATATATGTTATAATCAAATTTGTAGTTTGGATATCTGCTACAAAAGCAGAGACAACTTATGTTAAAGAAGAATCTAAAAAATCTCATGGACCATATCTGGCAGATGCATATGCAGACATTGATGAAGAGAAAGAGAAATATTGGAATATCTCAGATAATTGATACCACATTATTTGAATGGTATTCTGAAAGAGGAATGAATGTACCAAAATGGAAAATGAATAAAGATCCTGAATGGTGGATAAATTACTTGAAAGAATTAAAAACTAAGAAAATTTAAAATGTTTGAGATTAATCCTGAACTTGAAGTGCAAGTAAGAAGCACAAAAGATATAACATGGCAGGATATGAGAAACTGTGAGACGATATTTAACCTCAATAAAGTACAGAAAACATATTTTGTTATTGATAATTTTTATAAGAATCCAGATGAGATAAGAAATTATACTCTTAGTCAATTAAAAGATTTTAAGAATGTATGGACTGATAAAGATGGTATTAGACCTGATGATAGTAGAGTAGGAGGTACAATAGGTAGAAGAATTTATATTAATAGAAAAGAGATTGGTGAAGAGATGAAAGTTAATATGTCTTCTCTTTTTGAAGATTTGTGTAAAAATAAAGCATGGCATATAAAATTCGATAAAAAACATCACTAT